CTTTCGCGCATACGGCAGGATTTTTTAGTTTATCGCCTTATATCTATTGGGTTTGCAGGTTGTTGACCACTAACATACAACGGCATAATCAAGGTTTGCGGGTTAGTATACGCTTACATTGCATATAGAATAAGGCCTTGCGGCCTGTTATGGCCATGTGATGCTTAATATATATGGGATTATGCGCCATATTGCCTATTTATTAGGCAATTATTGAATGTCACCAGGGCGGCGCGGCGGCCTGATAACGGGCGGCCATTGTTGCGCCATTGTGTAGATAAAAAGGGGGCATTGTTGCGCCATGTTTAGGCGCATTACATGGGGTAATTGCGGCCTATTGTTTAGGCCTTTATGTAATACCCTTATATTTTGCTAGGTTATTGAGAGTATTACAAAACTAGGATATATTGAGGCCGTGCAATATCGCACTTAACAGCAAGGTAGATAAACATGAGAAAAGTATTTAGTAGTCACAATGAAGCCGCCCATATTTGGGCATCACAATCACAAGATGAGGGGCGGGCGGGCAATATCTTTTTTGAGGATGGTGTGATCTATTCATACGGCCGCCATTTTCCCGTGGCTAGGTTTGCCCCTGAATTGGGTAATATTGTCCTATTCACTAGCCGCGGCTATTCCTCATCAACTGGTAAGCATAAAAGCTTGATACGCGGCGCAATTGGCACTGATTATCAGGTTATATATTGCGATGATCCTACACGCTCAACAATGCACAATCTCGATAAATGGCGCGATGCCGTTGAATGGATGCGCCGAGATTTTGCCGCCAAAACTCATAAGATTACCCGCGGCAATTTGGCCGTAGAGATTTTCAAGACTTGCGGATCAGCAATTACCTATTGCACGGCCTTAAAAATTGCCATTCCTGAATGGACAATATCATCGAATGATGAGGCGGCCGCCCGTGCTTATGTTTACGAATTGGCCAAGGCGCGCGAGATTAAAAAAGCCGCCGCCCGTGCTGAATATGAGAAAACGGCGGCTCTAGAATCCGCGGATCGCCTTGCTTTATGGGTTATGGGTGAAAACACTTATACAGGCGGTTTTCATTACCATCCTACGGCCTTGCGTATCAAGGGCGAATCCATCCAAACAAGCCGCGGCGCGAATATACCCGTGGCCGATGCAATCAGATTGTGGCCCTTATTGGTACGCGCTAAGCATAGCGGCAAAACATTGGAGGCGGGATTGCATAGCATCAATTTGGGCGTGTATCGTTTTAATTCATTCGATGGCAATACCTTAATTGTTGGATGCCATCAAATTGGATGGGATCAATTGGAAAAAATGGCCATCGAATTAAATTTAATCAATAAAGGGGTTACAGCATGAAAAAAACAACATTCGCGGATTTTTTGGGCGCGTGTATTTTGGGCGCGGTTTTGGGTTTAATGGCCGCTTATGGCCTTATGGGGGGATTTTAATTATGGATGCAATAGAAAAGCAAATTGATAGAAAAAATGCCATTAATTATATTGAGGGCCAATTTTTTCAGGTGATGCCGTTTTGCGCTGATAGTAAGCATCAAGGGGAAATATCCATCAAATTACAGTCAAAACATGGCGCAACCAATTGGCTAAACATTAGCCCTGAAGATTGTCAGGCTATAGAGGCCATTCTGTTTAATAGCTATCTTAAAAGGGCATAAATAAAAATGATCCAATATTACATAAACAATAGGCCCGTACCCCGTGCAATTGCGCGCCATCATCTAATAGAATCATGCCCGCATATACCAGTAGAGCATTTTACAAAAATCCTCAATAGGCTAAAAACTGGCCACAATTGGGCGGCAAAATTTTGCGCCGCTTATGGGGTATCGGTTGCAACAATTTAAACAATAAACAATAGGAAAATAAAATATGGATAAGATCAATTTCACCTTAAGAATGCGCCTAGAGGCCGTAAAAAAGCGCGCTATTGAATGGGCTAAACATAACCCAAAGGGCGCACATAAAAGCGCGCTAGATCATCAAGTTAAATATAAGCGGCGCGGATATATTCGCTATGATGCGGCAAATCATTATGACCACGCGGGGAATTTATGCACGGAAAACTTATATCAATTTGATGCCGTACCAATTCAGGATATAAGCCGCCGCGCCTTTGACTATAGCGGGTATTATGCGGACAATTTTCAGATGGAATTAATAAAACCTTACATTGTCAAAATTAAAACAAGCCGCGGCCTATTTATTGCGCCCGCTATAGACTATTCTGATTGCGATATAGCCACAATATACCTAAGCCGCGGGGAATTGGTAGAAAAAGGCGGGGATTGTGATGAGGCGGCCCTTGATGCGGCCAGAATTGCCGATTCTATAGCGGAGCGCGAGGCCGAAAAAGGCCGTGAAGATGACGCAAAATTTCAGGCCGAATCACAATCCGATGATCTAAAGGCCGAAAACCTAGAGGCGCGCAAGGCCGCGCACGGCCTGATTACAGCTATCAGGGATCAACGGGCAATAGGTGAGATTGTCGCGCCTATATGCGCCGCCCTAATGAGTGAAATAAGAGGGTTACGCGCTGAAATACGGCGCAACAATTCGCGCATTGCGGCCTTAAAAGATGATTTTTGGCTAGCCGTGAATTAAAAATTATCAGCTATAGGCCGTGTAATTGCGGCCTATGGCGGGTAATTTTGCCCGATTCACCATAAGAGAAGATAAAACCATGAGTAAAACAGGCGAATTCGTTATTGAATTGCACAATATCCGCGCGCTAGATGAGGCCTTGCGCCATCAATTGGTAGAGGCCGAATATACCCTAAATGCGCTATTTAATGCGCGAGAAAAGGCCGTAAGACTGGCCAATTCTGGCCGATGGGATCATTCGCAATATATTCTCGATGATCTATTGCAACAATTGGCCGATGTATCGGAAAATTTGGCCAATATTTCAGCATTGCCCGCCCCCTTGAATCAGTTTTTAGCCGCTTAAGCGGCTTTTTTTGCGCCTTTTCACAATTATTTTCTAGGGGTTTTCCCTATGATCTAAAAATATTTATATAAAAATCTCGCTTAATTTTTAGGCAATTGGCCGCTTTTTTGCGCCTGTTTTGCCTATTGTTTTCCATTGCTTAATTGCTTAGGAATGGCCATTTTTTGCCTATTCCTAAACGATGAGGCGGCGGCCTATTGTGCATTTTTGCGCCCATTTTGGGCGGGTTATTGCATGGCCGCGGCTATTGGTTTGCCATTGGTTTATTGCATTACCCCATTTTTTAGCCCTTGCGTATTACATCGGCAAAAATCCATAATGGGGGCATTAAAAGGCCGTATAAGGCGCGTATTGTGATTTTAGGTATTAGGGTATTACAAACATAATGCGCGCCTGTAATACCCTTTAAAACGATTTTCTAAGGGTTTACCCTAGGTTAGTGCTCACTTATGTTAGTGCTCACTTATGTTAGTGCTTACACCCCATGCCAGTTTTTGGCCTATAGGGGGAGGCGGGTTTTTTTGGAAAAAATTTGAAAGTCGTTTTTTTCTATTTGAAATTCACTTTTCGCCAGGCCAGTGTGATGATTCAGAATTAAATTTGTCTCGAATTATTGAGTTGTAATCTTCCTCATCGTAGTCAACGATGCCATTCTCTGAGTAGTGCCGATAGATGCCCTTGTTCTCTAAGTTAGTCTTGATTGTGTGATGTGGCGCACATAAACCCTGAAACAAGTTAGTCAGGAATCGATCTGGAATCCTTCTATGAGGGATCACATGGTCAATATGCTCAGTCTGGGTCACGCGCCCCTCTAACAAGCAAGCAGAACAGATAGGATATTTAGAGCGCATAGCAGTGCGCTTCTTGCGCCATGCTATGGAGTTGTACAACTTAGCGTTTTCTTCATACGACTCGGAGCGCTTGGCTCCGTGATCGTGGCAGTATCCTGTACCAAAGGCCTTAGTGTTTTTACAGCCCAAAAAACTACAAGTGTTAGGCCTTGGTACGGATGGCATTAATGATTGCCTGGATACGGATATGGAGACTGATAAGGTGGACATTGCAACTGGCTGGTAAGGGATGCTATCTGAGCTTCCAGCATAGCAATCCTCTCCCTTAAAGCCGCAATCTCCTGCTCTTGCTCTGTCATCTTAGGAACTTTAACTTATAGATGGTTGAATCAATCAAAGTAACGATGTTATCGATCTCATTCTGGACATTGCTTTCCTCAGATACAGATTCGCGATTGACTGCAACAAACTGCTTTAAAGATTCCATGTATGCCAATGGGTCCATCATGTTATTAGCAAATGTTTTTGGATAGGCCTTGATAATCTCTAGCTCACAACCCTGAATAGCCTCGGCTACGCTGTCTGCCAGATCCACAATGCCATCGTAGTACGCGCCCAATGCCTTGTGCTTGGCATAAGAACCTTCGCCAATTGTCTGCAAGTGCATGAAGTGAGTGATAGTCGCACTATGCAATAGTGTGCCAATAAATTCTCCAACTGTTTCTTGATCCATTATGCTTCCTTTGGTAATCGTTCTGTATGGTAGGTGTACTGCCAAATCATCTTGTGACCACGCTTAATGCCACTTTCAATCTGGCTTCGCGTTACCCATCTCGCTCGCATCAGATAACAAAGACTCATTGAGATTTGGCTCGCTTTCAGTTCTGGGTAAATCACTCTCAGGTCCGTGATCGACAACGGCTTCTCGCTGTGCATAAAAGCTTGTTTTATCTTTGTTACTGCTTGGCTTACTCTCATTCTTTTTCTTTCCTGTTTGCTTTAGCTTATCTTCTAGCTCAACCAATTTGTCTGCCGCTTGCATCGCGTTAGCTAATGTGACCTTCACGCGCAGTAATGCCGCTAGTTCGTATCCGTTCATAATACTCTCCAAGTGTAATAGGTGTCAATACCCACACCCACATATTACCTTGTTCCCGTAAGCTGGGATACACCGATATGCCTCATACATAGGACATTTCGGATAGTCTGCTCTAGCTACTCTCATAATACCCAGAGTTAATGAACAGGCTAATAATAAATATATTATCGTTTTAATATAAAAACCCATTATCTTATTTCCTCATACTCCAAATATGCTTCAATAATATCAATAGCTGTTTGCTCTGATCTCGCTACATAGCAAAGGTAGCCATTATCTTCCAGATTATTTCTCACCCTTTTTTGCGCTGGACTTTCAATACCTTCTTTGATCTTCATCTCGATCCAAAGGCCGTGAAATCCTTTTTTCGCTTCTGGGATAAATAAATCAGGAACTCCAGGTAATAATCCTTCAGCATATAACGCTAATCTATTTTTCGCTGTAGTTCCTGCCCCATTAGGAATAGATAATATTAATACCTCTGGATAAAATGTCCGAACATATTGCACTACCTTGACTTGCATAGTGTGTTCGTACAGCTTCCTGACTATATTTCCCAAAATGGTTTCTCCGTGACTTCCCAAAAGACTTCTGTTGATTGTAATACCTTGCTGGCATACATATTACAACGATTCAGGATTTTAGGGTATTGTATTTTTCCTTTGTGGCATTTCCCCATGTATGCGTTGCTTTTATACCCTGCACATTCCGTACAAAAATGGCGGTCATCTTCAAATTTCACCATTCCTTCTGCTACTGCTTGATCCATCGTTATCATCATTTTCTCCTCTATTGATTCCCTTTGATTCCCATTAGTTCCCTAAAACTGGGAACCAATGGAATAGGAACTAAAATTTGCCGTCAGGCAATTAGTTCCCATTATTCCTGCTTAGGGGGAATTAATAGATATTCGGTTTTTCGACCATGCCTCATGTCACTCGGAAGTGGTGCATATTGCAGACTATTACAGGCTATTAGTTCCCTAATTATTTTGTCATAGTCTGCCTTTTTGCCACCAACAATTTTATGAATGTCATTCGCAGATGGGTAGGCCGTTTCTCTAATAGCCTTGTAAATTGCCTCATGGGTTTCATTCAAATGCTTCTTGAACGCTTCCTTCTTGCGAGTAGCCGTTTCTGACTTGTGCATCCCCACAACAGGGTAAGAAACCTCCACATACTCACCAAGCTTATCGACCTTCATCTCACTTTGAAACACCGCCGAGAACACGATTTCAGACCCTCTTAGGGTTCCGATACGCTCTTTATCGATCTTCAATATCGTCTTAGAATCAATATCATCTGGATTTTCTTTACCGATTAATGCTGTCCAGTTGGCATCACTTCCCCAGGCACTTCCACCACGGGCGGTCATATTCATTATCTGGTCAATAGATTGATTTTTAGCATCCTTGGCTAAGTGATTAATAATCCAGAAATTGGCATTATTTCTTTCTGCCAATTCTTTAATCATGGACATATTATTGGATATTTCACCATTATCATTTTCTTGCTCAACTTTTAAATTAGCCGCGGCAGTATCTAGGATTATCAATGGAGAAACTTTACCCATTTTAGGATGGTTATAGACATAATCATCACAAGCCTCAGATAATGACATTTGCAACTCAGTAATGGACTCTCTTTTACTGTTTATGAGGATTATCCACTCACTAATTTCATCCCATTCAGGCTTCGCTCCGCGACCTTTGAGAACCATGTGCTTGTGGATGCCGTAAAGCAATCGCTCAATTTGGGATGGTTGCTCCGTAAATATTACAACTTTCCGTCTGACTGATACCTTGATGTTATCTAAGTGGGATACAAGGCCTCCAGCGGCACAAGCCAATGGGATGATGGCCGTAGTCTTACCAACACCAGCGAATCCTGACAGTGAGCCTACTCCGCTAGGGATAATGCCATCGATGACCCACTCAGGGGCTATTAGCTCATTGGCTAATGTCACAACGCGGTCTGTGAGCCGTTTCTTTATCACCACCTCACCTGACACTGGATCAGTTAAGAAATCCTCCTGTGGGGTCGATTTGGGCGCGTGTGGGACCTCGTAGCCATGATCCTTGCCCATCTGTACTAGCGTGGCTATGGTGAGGCCAGAGCCGTTAAAACTGGCCCACTTGTTAAACATAATCTCAGGGTTGTAAGAGTCTGACTTGGATGACCATGAGTTCCATAGCTCGTACCCATTGTCCCCAAACTCGCCTTTAAGGATCATGCCGACTCTGACCCAAGTTTCGTAGTCATCGGCTGGTATGAGTTTGCAAATTTGGTCGGCCTTAACGATGTTGTCGGCGATATTGACATTCATTGTTCCAAGCTTGGGCTTTTCTTTTTTCTCAGGCTCCTGCTTGGGGAAGATGGCCTTTGCGTTAACTGCCTTTAATGTTCCTTCAATGTCATAGTCCGTCACCAAGACATTGGACTTCTGGTTCGGAAATCCTGAGAACACCTCAATCTCGCAATTATTGGGAAACTTAACGCTTTTAGGCATATCCTCTAAAGTCGTTAGCACCCAATAGTGCGCCCCTTTGCCTGAGTAGGATGTTTCGTAGTACGCGCCCTTAGATTCCAATTCACCAATGATCTCTAGCATCTTGGGCCATGCTGTACCTGATGGGCTTCTTTTCCAGTCAAAGTCTAGGCATACAAGGTACTTGCCTTTGATCTCGATGGGGTTCATAAGGCTGATACCTACGAATGGTAGGTTCATGGCCTTGATCTGCTGATATGTACCAAAACGCTCTAGGGATGCATCTGCGCCAAGGCCAGTTTGACCATCCGCGCCCACTGGGACTTTCTGCTCCCCAATGATCTTAAAACCACAAAATACGGGGCGATCTTTAATTTCTTCCCAGAACGGGAGAGAAAGATCGTCTAATGTTATAAAATTACTCATCTATTGATTTCCTAGTAATAGGGTGAGGGTTAGTAGATAAGCCAGAGGACATAAAGCACCCTCTGGCTTTTTTTATTCTTTCCTTGCTAATGATGGTGCGGATATTTTTTCCTCTAGGTACTGGCTTGGAACCTCGTATCCAATCTTCTTCAGTGCGGATGGAGATTTTAGCTCAAAGGCTTGGTCGTTTCCTGCGAAAAATGCTTCCGCGCCCACTTTATCTTTGTAGGACACCATCTTTCGGCCATTCTTTAGATACCATTTGCCAGCATCTTTGCCATCTAGGATTTGCTCTTTGGCTTGCTCCTGAATGGACTCAGCCCAAGTGATCGCTAACTTAGCATCGTCTAATAGCTTCTCTAAATTATTTTCAGCAAAGTCTTGCTTGGCGGTCTCTAATACTTTTTCACGGATAGCAGGGCATACAGTCTTGGCCTTGCAGAAATGGCATCCTTTGGCAGTGGGGTTTGGTTTCTCGAATGGGTCATCGGCTTTATTACCAATCTCGATCAATTCTTCGACCCATTTAAGCATTCTGTCTGCGCCATAAGTAATACTGCTCACATTACTTGGCTGGAAGATGTGAAGATGGATTAGATCAAAATTAGTGCGGCCAAATTTGTCCCACGCGCCTAGGGCATAGGTGAGCATCTGCTTGTTGTCATTGGCTGGGACTGGCGATCTGCCACTCTTTAGGTCAATGATGTGCAGATGGCGACCAACTGTAACAACTGCATCGGCGGTTCCTCCAAAGTTCGGGTTGTATAAGCCCAATTCGTTGTGGAATTCTTGCTCGACATGGATAACCCCTTCATCGCCAGCAACTTGCCAAACATATTCTGCATATTGCTTGGCAATCTCATATTCTTCATCCGTTTCGATGCCAGGGATTGCTCCGCCAAGTAGCAGTGCTTCACCAATAGCGTGAATACGGGTCCCTCTTTCCGCATCTTTTGATGTGGTGTCAGGGATGTCCTTACCTAGTCGCGCCGATGGTGGGCATAGTGCTAGGCGGTCAAGGGATGATGCTGAGTATAGTGTGTGAGTTATCATGTTTAATCCTCCAAAATGTCTTTTGCTGTGATATTGCGCTCTGCAAGCAAGGCCCTGACCTTGGCTAATGCTTTACGCTCGATGGTTGAAATAGTTCTTGGGTCAAGGAACATCTTGTCTGCGACTTGCAATTGGGTCATTCCCATGTCCAAAGGTTCTTTGCGTTCTGCGTATTTTTTATAGGTCATTTCTCACTAGCCTTTCTTAGTATTAGATAAGCAAAATAATGTTGTTGTGTAGTAAAACCTTGTTGCATAGCAATACCATCTTCCTGTGATTCTGCCCACAATTCGTTTACTACAGCATTTGTTAGTGTCTTTGCTGGATGGGTGTAAAGTGGAATAGCCTTAAATCCTTTATCTTTCCAATATGGGTCACTTGGAACAGTCATTGGTTCATGTAATAAAGCTGACTGTGGCTTGCCATCTTTAGTCCATAGCCACGCTACTGGTTCATTGTTCATTGAGTTTCCTCAGTCTTTCCGCCACCAGAGTTGCATAGCCAGCAATGTCATGCCAGGAGTCATCGTAGTTTGGATCTCCATTGAGAATGCGGCCAATCTTGTTGGCAATCATGTCTAACGATTCCATTTGGTCTGCCTCTAAGTGGTTCCAATTGGCCGTTTGTTGCATCACAAACTTTAGGTTCTGTGCAATGGCGGCAACTTCCATGTATTCGCCATAGCGGGTTTCTCTTACTGCTAGTGTTTCGTTGATGTCTATCATGTTATGTCCTTTTATCAAATCTTATATTTTCTTTGCACCAAGTTAATTGCCTATCGATTCTTGTTATTTTTTCATCATCATTTATAACTCCTATATCGTCTAAAAATCCATTAAATGTTTCCCACTTTTTATCGTACTCATGGCACACAATTGGAAAATCTGTTTTTGAACCATGATAACAATTGAGCATTATGTTTCTCCAGCTTTTATATGTATGGCTTGGCTTTCCGCCTTTGCTTACATCAACTGTATGCCTATGCTTAACAATATTTCTTCCAATTTCTGCAATTCGTTCTTTTTTTTTGCATCCACAAGAAAATGCAATCTTAAATTTTTCTGGTGTTATTTCTGTTTGAGAGCCGCAATCACATATACATATAAAATATGCCCTTTTTCTTGTGCCTTTTTTTTCATATTTAATGCTTGTTGGTATAAGCATATTGTTCTTCTTTAAGAAGAATTGAGAAAAATCTATTCTTTTCATATAATTTGATTAACAATGTTTTGCTTCTGTAAAACTTTTTTCAATACTGTGTGATCTAAACTTCTTGCGATGGTCAGCAAGTAAATCAAAGGCGCACACCCGACCTTATTGATGTTCTCTATTCGGCTACTTGCCTGTAACAAGGCCGATGTTTGCCATGTTGCTTCTACAAAAACCAATGTATCTGCAACACTTAAATCTATTCCTTCTTGACAGGCCGAAAGATTGCCGATAAATACTTTATTTTTTCCCGATTGGAAGTGAGCAATGATGGCCTCCCTCCTGATTTGCGGTGTATCTCCAGTAATAATGGAGGATTCATATCCTTCTTTAGCAAGCGCATTATAAATTTCATAAACTACATCCTTATGGTGAGCGAACACAACAATCGGCTCGCCAGTTTGCAACTTATCCAGAAGAAATTCAACCGCGGGTTTCACCTTACGCAAGCCAGCTTCTTTCATAACTTCCGATAAACCCTCAAATGCCAGCATCGGATTTGGATGATCTATTAGCGAGTTCGCGTCAAACTCTTGTTCGCGCTTATCAACAGGCAAATCAAATGTAATCAATGAAACAACTGGCTCTTGATAGCTAGTAAATACATCCGCTTTCTTGCGGCGCAATACAAATGGCTTCATGCG